ATTCGTCACTGCTTGTAAAGACCTTAAAATCATTACGGCAGATAAACCACTTGATTTCAAACGAAGACTTACAATAGGATAAAAAGTATTTGCAGATGCCATTGTTTTTCCTGTGATGGCATTTGAGACACTCAACAAAGTACCAAGTTTTTCTGGATCACCTTCTTGGATCAGAGAGTTAGATCCCTGATAAAGATAATGAGTTCCAGCAACACCAGTTACATTCTCAATCTCACAACGAATTGGGAGGAATGGAGTTCTACACCAAACATCATCCCGAACATTTGAGTTCTCAAATGTATGACTAGGAATAGTCTCACCTGCCATTAACCAATTAAATCTTACATTACCTGCACCATACCATTCATAGTTAATGGAAATCATCTGCTGTTTTGTAGCATCAGCAGTTACACCAGTGTATCCATTACCATCAAACTTTTCACCATTCCAGTTTTCTCTGGTTACTCTTGTTTCTGTAGTGATACCAGATGCACTGCTGCGAATTACATAAGAATATGTTCCTCCATCATCCTCAAAGTAAGCACCATCATTTTCATCAAACAATCCAAATCTTCTGCGAATACCGACTTGTGGTGCTTCTAGACGAACTGCAAATGTAAGAGTTGCTGGTCTACCAGGAATGTATCTCATTACATTCTTTGTCTGTCTGACAACCTTACTACCAGCAGTAGATCCAACTTCCATAACTATATTACTGGAATTTGCATTATAAGTAGCAGTTGCAACACCAACTAGACTCTCATCCCAAACATCAGTCTCCTTACCATACTGGAAAGTATTGAAGAAAACTGTTTGGAAGGGAGCAACCTTTAGTCTATTATTGTCAGAAAACTGAGGTCTCCAGTCTGTCTGGTTTCCCCAATGATCAGCAATATTATAAACCTCAAATAGACTTCTCTCTTGATTCAAGAAGTCTTGTGTAGTCTTATTCCACTGTGCCATAAATTAAATCCACTCCAATTTTCCTGGATGATATCTTTTTACATCTGCAATCTTTACTTCTGGTTTTGGTTCTACTGGATAAATTCTTTGAACAATTGCGCCAGGATATTCTCCTTGAAGTTGTTCTGCTAATTCTTGTGTTGTTGGAAGGCGAATTGATTCCTTCTTTTCTAGTGTCATTCTATAGATACTTCCCATCCACATTACATCAGCAATATATTGATTTTGCTCCTCAACTTGTTGCTGAACAGAATCACTTCCTACATTAAGAGTTCCATTAAAATCACCGTGGATAGTGACGCTTTCCGATAAAAATTGCTTAAAGGATTTCATCAGTTACACCTCCAACGACGCAGTGCTTTATTGATTCTTGAATCTGGATCTCTTGCAGTTTCTGCTGAAGTTAATCTCTTCTTCATTCCTTTCATACGACTACAAAACGATTTTCTTCTTTCTGATCTTTTACCTTCTGGATTTTTTTCAGTTACAGCAGTTTGTAACTTTGAACCAGGATTTTCACGACGATATGCTTTGACTGCTGCTTTGCTTAATCCATCAGTTTTATCTTGACGATTGACTTTTTGCCAATCTTCTGTCTGTAAAAACTGTTCACCAGGTTTGATTTCTGAAATATTGTATGCTAAAACTCTTGCACCAGGATAAACTTTGTCAATTTGATCCTGAACATCTCTTCTATTTGGCACAGAAACTTGGGGGAAGAACATCTTAATAGCATAATACTTACCTCTCCAAGTCAGAGTTACAAGAATAATATTTCCTGTTTTTGATGGAATTCTTACTGCTTCTTCTAGTTCAATCTCCTCACTTACCGATTTCCATTTACCACCTGCTTTTTTATATTCTTTTGCAGCCCAACCATTTGCATAAGCAGAAGGATAAACATCAAATTTTGCCTTTGCTCTTGATTTCATTTTTGCCCATAAAGAAGGATTTGTTGGAACATTCTTTTCCTCAAGGTTTTGAAGTTCTCTTTCTCCTTCAAGTTCTTCAAGAATTTTTTTGACTAATGGTGATTGTTCTTTAACACAATTTGGAACCATTTTATTTCCCTTCTTCTTCATTCCTTCTTGTTTATAACCTTTCCAACAAGGATCATTTTTTTCTTCATCCATTGATCCATGAACATCATGCTCTCCACTATCGACATAATCTGCAGCAGAATCAATGTAGTCTGCTGCTTTGGTGATTTTAGATTGAACCCATGCCTCTACATTCCCCTCACCTTTCATTTTAGACTTCAAACGATCCACTGCCTTTCTAATCGTTTCAAGTTCAGAACGAATCATTGAATGTTCATGATCTGGTTGTTTCTTTGCTTCTTCCATTTCAATATTTGGCGTACTTACAGTTACTGCATCCCACATTTTTGGGCCATAAGAGCATTCTCTTCTTCTTTCTCTTTTTTTGCACATTGGGCAATATCTAATTTCTTCCATTTCTTCCTTAATTTTATTAGATACCATTTTTGGTGCTCCTCCTTTACCTGGACGATCTGCAACTGGATCTGCTTCTCTTTTTCTTCTTACTGCATCAGCAATTTCATCCTTTGACATTTTTGCTGCTTTTTCCTTTGAAAGACACTTTGGTTTTGGTTCACCTGGTTCACGAGCACATTTACCAATTCTTTCACCTTTGGTGTTATAGCGATCCCATCCACCGCCACCAACACCACCTTTTTTACCTTTACCAAACCATTTGCGAAGATCTTCGTTCATTTTACCGTATTTGATTTAGTGTCTTCACCTTTTGCTCTTTTTTTTCTTGAGGCACAATGGGCCTTTTGAGAAAATCCTTTTGGATTGGAGCAATCAATACTCTTTTTATATTTATTACTCCACTCTTCTTGAAAATTCTTAAAAGTTTTCACTCGGATTCTCCTTTTTCCAAATTTTTTGATTTTAATAATTTTGCAAGTTCTGCAGTAGATCCCACAAAAAGAGCATTTGTAACATTTGTTGGGCCTTTTGATATTTTTTGTTCTTCTACATCCTTTAATTTTTTTTGCAAATCCATTAATTTATCAGTTGCATCGGAAACATTTTTAATTAACTGTCCTGCAACTTCATATGCTCTTGGCATTTCACTTTCTTGGGCAAGTTCTAAAATTCCATTTACAGCTTGTTGTCCTTTTTCTATTAATGAATATAAATTTCCTCTTGCATATTCATAATCTTTTTTTATATCACTTAATTCACTCCTCAACAAATCCTCAGAAGAAGGTACTTTTTTAATACCTTCTTCTATATCTGAAGAAACTACTTCACTATTAACATTAAATGCTTCGTTTAAATCGTCAAACTTTTGCGCCATATTTAAAATGCGGAATCGCTAAAACCAAAATCATCACCTTTCTGTACCAATGAATTATCTACAGATGTAATTGACTTGATTGGCGATCCTTTTAAATGTATTGTAATTGGCGTACCGTCTTGTCCCCTGTCAACTGTTATTTTATTTCCAGTTTTGGATTTGATGTATAATTCTTCACCTTCTAAGTCAATATAAGTTTTTGCTGCCAATCCACTAGCATCATCAACTTCGATTATAGAATCAGTAATACTAATGTCTGAAGATAAATTCGTTACAATATTTCCTGTATAATTTTTGATTGCTCTTGGAGTCGTTGAATAAACAACATTTCGTGAAGAATTTGTAGTATCTGTTCCAGCCGCATAACTGATAGTAGTTTTCTTGATAATATCTTTTGTAACTGTAGAAGATGGCCCAAATAGATATGTTTTAGCAGTAAATCTCAGCGTGTACAAAAGAACTCTTCTAGAAGTGAAGTCTCCTTCATAATCATCTTGCATAGTAATGTTTTCTAAAATAATAGGAATATCTCTCTTTTCTCCCAATTGCTCTACTAATTCAACTGTTAAATTATAAGAAGGTTGAAAATATGGTAATATTTGCTCTATGATTTGAAGCATATCATCATTCAATTTTGTCATTATATTCAATTCAAATTGCATATTATAAGGAACGGGCATATATGCCTTTTTTGTTTCAGATCCATCAGTTGGATCTTTAACAGTAAATGACTGAGTTGTGGTAACTTTTCTTGATTGATCGTAAACTAATCCAGTAAATTCAAAAGACATTCTAGGCAAAGTGATTGCCGTAGATTTATTTAAATCTGGAGATTGCTCTAATCTAGCAAGAAATTTTTGTGTAGGCCCATATGAAAGTGGAACTTTAATAATGCTTTTTACATCACCTGAAGAATCTGTGTGTCGAATACTGATGCCATTAAAAAGACTACCGAAGGCAATTACTGTTCTCCTTAAAATTTCGTTGTAAAAGTATTCAAACATTTTAGTTTCCTATTATACTATTATTTAACAATATTAAAATTTATTTATGGAACTCCAAATGGATTAGTTTCACTAAAGTCTAGAATATCATCAGCTTCGCTCTCTATTTGTTCATTTTCCGCAAAACCATCATCATTAACATTATCGTCAATTGATCTTATTTGATAACTTGCACCAGATTCTGATCCAACAATATTTTCACCAATTTCAAATGAACCATTAACATTTGAAATGTCAAGTTGACTTGTTATAACATTCCATTTTCTAACTACTGCCGTGGTTCCTGTATTACTTCCCGTTACGATTTCTGTAAAGGAGTATGTTCCTATTCCAGAAGAATACGGTGAAGAAATTGTAATTGTTGGTGGTTCTGTATATCCTAAACCTGCGTTTGTAATTCTTATATTCTGAATTGTTCCGGCAGAACTTACAATTGCAGTAGCAGAAGCTGATACTGTAGATATTCCTGTAAATGTTATTGTTGGCGAAGTTGAATATCCAGATCCAGATGAAGTAATTGTGACAATACCAATCACACCATCACCAATAGTTGCTGTAGCAGCAGCACCAGATCCTCCTCCACCAATAAATCTAACTCCAGGAGCAACAGTATATCCAGATCCAGGATTAATTATATCTACAGATTGAACAGATTTTGCGCCATTTACATTATCATTACATACCACTATTCCACCAATCATATTAGCTGTTGCTACTCCACTAATTCCTCCAGAAGGTGCAGAAGAAATACCAACCAATGGAGTAGTTGTATATCCACCACCCCTATTTGTAACAGTTATCAATCTAATGCCACCATTAACAATTGATGCTGTTGCTGTTGCAGTTGTTCCTGCACCAATTAGTGTTAATGTTTGTGTTCTTCCAATAAAGATTCCCTCACCATCTGGCCCAGAAATTTCTTCTAAAACATCATCTATCTCATCAACTCCAGTATCAATTATTTCATCTTCATATCTAAACAATTCACATCTGAGATGATATACATAGTTTTTTTGTAATTGATAGAAAGGTTTTTCGTGCTCTACATATTTAATTTCAAATATTCTATCACCGAGAGGAAAATATATAAGATCACCTTCTTTTGGCCTAGAAGATAACTTTATATTTGGTAGATTTTTTGTTAGAGGTGCAATATAAAGTTCAAATCTTTCCTTTGATATAATTAATGATATTTCATTTGTTGCTTGAATACCAAATTTTGTCAAAATACTACTATTATCCGCATATCCTTCATAATTTTCTACATATGCTTCAATTGGAAAAGTAGAATCAAATTTTGATTCTATAACTTCTTTTATAATAGTTTTTTCTGTAATATATTTTCTAGGTAAATAATAAACTTCAACACCATACATTCTAAGTTGTTCATTTATCAAATCCTGAACAAGTCCCTGTTCGCCCTTAGATCCTTGAAGAAAGAATGGATTTAACATTTTTAATCACCCTATCATATCCAAAGGAGGAAGTTCATATGTATTTGACATCTTTTCCATAAGATTATCAATTTCTTTTTGTGCATCATCATAAATTTGTCTACCATTCAATTCAACTCCACCGGGAAGTTTCACTCCTTGGAATTTAATTAAATTTTGTCCCCATTGTCTTTTTATTAAGGATGTCAAATAAATTTTTAAAAAAGAATCATTCCAAACTCTACTATATTCATTTGGATTTAAAGCTCTATAGCAGTCTATGATCAAATAATCTCCAACTCTAACACTTCCCCAATCAATATCTAAATATAATCTATCTTGCCTTTGATTAAATCTAATTTGCTTTTGTGTCGTCAATAAAAAATCTAAATCTTCTAAGTAAGTTTTTGTCATCGCATATGTCAAAATTTCAGTTGATCCCCAATAATAAATGTCATTTAAAAATAACTGATATTTTACACTAAACATATTATTTGTCGTGGTATTAGCACCATCAAAATGATATATTTTTTGAATACCAATAACAGAAGGTGGTATTTGTAAAAAATTACTATTTTCTTTATAATTAAAAGTTACTGCAGTACCAACGATATTGGCAGTTGCACTTGTTGATGCAATTCCTGCAGTCGGATTTCCTCCGGCAGGTGCTCTTCCTCTATCGATATCATCTTGCGTTACTTGATATTTTAAAAATACTTGTCCAACGCCATCAAAATGTCTTTCTTGGAAGAATTGTATGGCATCATCAACCAAGTCATCGATTTGCTCATCCGCAACATTTATTTCCAAAACAGGCGCACCCAACTTCCTCTTACAATAATCAATTAATTCTTGTCTAGTGGTGGGTTGTGCCATTGTTTATTACCTCTTGGATTATTTATTGAAACCGTATTCACATAAAACTTCTTGTTGTTTAAGATAAAGTTTGTAATACATTTTTGTAAGTTTCTTTAAAGTTTCAATATTATCAATATTTTCTAATTCTGAAGAAAATTTGGCAAATTCAAAATTTTTATTTAAATTTTCTAATTTTATTTCTTCATGATTCATTTACCAATCTCCTAAGTAATCCTTTTATTTCACTTATATCATCCTTTAAATTTTTAATATCAGATTCAAACTCTTCCATTTTTTTACTTTTTGCCTTTTTTCTGGCAATGTATTCATTATAGTCTTTCATATTATTATTAACAATAATGTTTGTTTCAGAATCTCTATAAAGATTGGGATGCTCTTTTATCTTAAAATACTTCATAATTTTTATGCAATTGCGATTACTCTTAAATCTCTCATTCTTGGCGGAAATACTTGATTTGTTGAAGTTCCAACTAATTTAATTCTAAATGATCGGAATTCACCAATATTATCTGCAGTAAATTCATAATCTTTATATTGAATGTCATATGGCTTGAATCCAACTTTATTTGTCGGTGATACATAAACATCGGGTAATCCATCATTGTTATTTTGATCGATTACATTTCCTCTCACATCTAAATTATTAAATCCCGGAAATGGAGTGAATATTGGAGAAAATCCTTCATCGTTACTAATAGAATAAAATGCTCTTATATCAGAATATGGATTTACATGAGCAGCTAAATAAATTTTTATAGAATTCGCTGGATTTTTTAATCTCACTTCTTTTGTTATATATTGAAAAGCAGTGGGATCACTATCAATTCTGCTTACTCTCTCATCTTCTATGTAATCTGAAATAGCATTATTAATTCTATTGGATGTAAAAATAGCACTCACTCTTTGAGTATCAATTACAGGTGAAACTCTAGAGTCTACAGTGTTTAAACTCAAATTTAAATTAAATGATTTATTTTTTGGTAATTGGAGGGGAGAGATATTTATTTCCTCGTTAATATTAGAACAAACAATTCTAGTACTATCTAAGTAATTTGTTTCATTTAAAGAAACCTCAGTTAATTCTGATTCTTGATAAGGAATTTCATCCCCACTTATACTTTGTCCCGTAATTGTTTTAATCGATGCTCCAAGAGAAGTTCCTTTTACTGCAGTATATTGAACATTTGGTGTTACAATTTCATATGGAATATTCTGAGATGCTCTACAACCAAATCCACCAGAAGATTTTGTAGTATTAAAATGGAGACTTGGATAACTATCTCCAGATGTTCTTCCAACACCGTAAGAATTTCCAGTATCTACTCTTAATGTATAGGAATCAAATGATATTGGTTCATTTGTTGTCACATCTCCAAGGTAATGTGTTTTATTAATTCTTCTTAAAGAAATTCCATTTAACTCATATTTTCTTATTGGAGTCCCTGCAGGATAATCTTTAGAATATCCAGAAACATTTCTTGTAATTATACCACCAATGGTACCGGATGTTACTGATGTATAAGATATAACCTCGTCTCCAATTAATACATATCCAGGATTAGTTGTTCCGACACCAACATTTTCAAATGTAGTAAAACTTGTAGAATCTTCTACAGATATAGATCCAGTAGAATCTGTATTATATGTGGATGTCAACTTTGTTGGTATTGTATCGGGAAGAACATTAGAAAGAGTTACATAGTTATCATTAAAATACATTCCATGATTTTTATGATTAACAATAATATCCAATCCACTATTGATTATATTGATGTTTTGTATTTGTACGTTTCCTCCGAAAGAATAATTAAGTGTAGTAGTTACCCCAGCATCATTTAAAACATAATTAAGAGTGTTTGCTACACCAACAACGAAATCTCCCTGTACATTATCCAATATCAATTCATTAATACTAGAAATACTAGAAATTGAAATTCTTGCATTTTGTCCAACATTTAAAGTTCCTATGGAAGTTATTCCAAGAACATCTCCTATTTGATATCCAGATCCACCATTTTGGATTGTTGCTGCAATTGCCACACCATCTTGTATTGTTATATTTGCTGTTGCACTATTTCCATTTGCAGTAATATTTTGTAGTGGAACATTATCATATGTAAATGATCCAGAAGATGGTGTGTATCCAATTCCAGAATTGATAATATTCAAATTACCATATGCAGATCCTGCACTTCCAACATAATTTCCAGTTCCATCAGAACCATCTTGTAAAATAGTCATACCTAAAGTTAGTTCACTATCTTGTAGTGTACTTCCAAGTCCAACTCTTATAGACTTGGAATTCATATTTAGTGAATTTGGCAATAACTTTGCAACTTGATTATTCTTGTCAGTAAAAGATGGATTATAAAAATTAACACTTCCTTTAGAAACAAAATCTGCTCTATAAAGAGTAAATTTAAGATCTTCCCACTGAGAAGGTTCCCAAGTGCTTCCATTTTGAGACTTGAATAATGATCCCAATGTTGGTTGATTTGCAACAAATGCTTGAGTTATTAAGTCATTTTCACCAACTCTTGAGATAAAACACCTATATTTTGCAGAATTGGATAACATACATATTGCATATTCAGTTCCGCCTTCAAGGTAAACGGGAGCTTTAAATTTAATATTTGTTGGCACTGATGCATCTCCAGAAACTGCTATTTCTGAAGGTTCAACTATTATCTCAGAAAATGGTAATACTTTCTCTGTTGGTAATCCAATTTTCATGGATCTTATTTGAAATACAAGCGGAATATTTTCGTCATCCACTTGACTAAAGAAAATATCACAAGAAGTAATAAAAACTCCAGACTGTTCCGTAACAAAAAATGATTGTGATAAAGGATCTCTCCTCGGCGGCGGTGGAGGTGGCGGAAAAACTCTTGCATTTAATCTATTTAATTGTTGCTGAGCTGCTTGCAATTGCTGTTGTAAATTTTGAGCCCCTTCACCAATAGCTGCAGTAAGTTCTGTCTCTAATTGTGCTACTTCTGCCGCTGCAGCTTGCCTAGCAGCTGCTAATTCTTGAGGTGTTACAACAACACCTTCCTGTATTAAAGATTCAACTCTTTCCGTCCTTTCTACATCTATAACATCTGTTGATACGAGTTGAGTTCCTGTTGTAGTTACATTTGTTCTATTTTCAATCTCTTGAATTCTTGTTACATTAGCATTTCTTACAGAAACAATAGTTTCCTGAATAGTTTCTAATATTCCAGAGGAAGTAAATGTATCTTGTCCAATGGTTGTTGCTGAAGAACTATCATTTATTGGATTATCCAACATGGTAAAAGTTTTAGTTCCTGTTTCAAATCTCAAATTTCCAATAATATTTGGATCTGGTAAATAGAAATTACCAATGAAAAAAGAGGTTAAGTCGGAAACAAATCTAACCGCAGTTATTACTGCTCTTGCTCCACTAGTTTGTCCAACAAGTACCATTTCAGGTGCAACCCAACCACCATATGAACTTTGAACACTATTTGCTAAAGAAAAAGTATCTATATTTAAAATTGATGAAGTTGATGAATATATTTCCTGTAATGCTTGTCTTGTATAAGGATTTTCTGGAAATATATGTGTTGGTTGATTAAATGGGCCAAGTCTATGATTTGACTGAGCAACTCTAAATGCAATCCTTGGCAAATCTTCTGTTGGAGACTCTGACAATCCAACAGTATTCATCGTACCAATAACATCTTCTCCAACCTGAAAAACTCCAGAAATCATAGAAATTTCTAAAAGTTTTGGTACAATGTACTTGTTGATGTCAACTCCATCAAAAAATCCATATAATCTAGTGTTTGGTTTAAAACTTCTCCCGACAATTTGAATATTCCTAGATCGCATGAAAAGAATTGCTTCACGACTTACAGATCTATCACCTTGAGAGAAAGTATCAAATCGCTCTGTTACTAGAACTCTTTGTCCAACTCTTGCCTGTTCTGTAGTAGTAATTACTTCTTCAAAGTTATCTTGGACTGTTGTTGTTTCTGTAAAGAAAGTATTTTCTTGAACAAGATCATTTCCTTCAATTCTAACATCAACATCTGAAAGTTGATCATCTATACTAACAAAGCTTCTTTCTTGTTGTGTTTGTATTGTATTTGTTCCAACCCAAACATCTTCCCAAGATCCCCAATTGATTGGAGAAAGTCCAGTTTGTGGATCAATATCAAAAACAGTTGCTAGAGTTGTATAATTTCCTTCCTGTTGTACAATTCTAGGATCGATCCTTACAGTATCTACCCAAGTATCAGATTCTGGAAATAACTCCAATCTAGCTTCCCAAAAAGCAAGAATATATGGAGTTACACTTTCAGTTCTTGTTGCATACTCTTGTTTTAGAAACTCAGTTTCCAAATAATTTAAAGTGATAATGCCCTCATTTTTTACAACATTTTCTCCATCCAAAGAAGATGATGATAAATCATCTGTCGAATTTCCAGAAATTAAATCAATTGATGTTGTATAATGTGTTGGCCTAAGTTCTTGGAACTTTGTATCCACGCTATTTTTTGGGCTAGCTATTTTACTTTCTTGTGTTTTTCTTTGAGTAAAATTGTCAACAAAAAATCCAGACTTAAATCTATTAAATCCATCTGCATCAGGAATGAATAGATTGGCCGCATTTGATTCTAAAAGTGATAATGCAGTATAGTATTCTAAATTTTGAATTCTATTTTCCAATTTGTTGATATCAATCATTCGATATCTTTTGTGCTCTAGTAAACTGATTGTGGCATCAGAAGTATTATAGAGATATGGTGGAAGTGTTATAGTTCCTATTTCTAATGCATCACTTACTGATGTTGGTGTTTCAAACCCCTCAGTCGGGTTTCCATATTTTACTTGAAGAGATCCATCTCTAGTGAGGTAGATTTTATCAATTCTTCCGAGATAAAATGAATAAGAAATTCCAATTTGTTCGTCAGATGCTAAAATATTTGTTGAAGAATTTCCTGATTGATCAAAAATTCTTCCATAAAATTCCAAAGGAGATCTAAAACTTTCAAGAACTGAATAATCATTAACTCTAGGGCGAATATCTACAATATCCGTCACTCTAGTTTTTTGAATTTTTTGGATATCCTTAGAATAGTTAAAATTTCTGTAAGAATTTGCTGTAGTTATATCTCCATCATCTGAACTTTGATAATATCCATTTGAAAAATAAATTTTTATTTTTTTAGAAGGTGATATAGAACTTGGTTTTCTCCTAATCGATCCATAACCATAAAAAGATTGGTTTTGCCCATTACTAAAAGTATAATTATATGAGATATCATTGCTCAAATTATCAATTCTAGTTACAATACCACTAATTCCAGATTCTTCAAATAATACAGATTCTCCTTCAATGAAAGATGACGAAGTTTTTAAAATAAAAGTTATTTCTGTTGTAGAAACTCTTTCCGCAACAATAGCTATAGCTCCACTAGTAGCACCTGTTATTCTTTCTCCGATTGTTAAATCACTAGTAGTGTTTGATTCGCCAGTAAGATTGGTTAATGTTAGTTTTGATGCAGTAGGATTATCTGAAGAGCTGCTTGATTCAAATATTCCATGAATTTCAATAACATCGGGAGAATTTAAAGAAATAACTTCATCCTGTACTCTTGTTCCATATGGATAGTTTCCATAAATCAATCCATCATTAAGGGTAGTTCCACCAACACCAGATGAGGAATAAATTGATTTATCTACTATTATAGAATTAACTCTATTTTTTAACTTAATTTTTGATTTAATTGAGGTTTTTCTGAGTGTTGCATAAAGTGTTGCATTTAAATCATCTAATCCCAAATTATAAAGTATTAGTTCTGTAGATCCATTTGAAAAATTAAATTTATCTGAAGTTAAAATTTCAAATGTTCCATCAGATCTTACTAATGTGTATCTTTCTTCATCAAAAGGTAAAAATGTTTCATTTTCACCAGCAGTTATAGTAGAAATTCTGTTTGAGGTAATAGTTAATCCGGAATAAACTTTTCTTATTGTTAAATATGAGTTTTCAAGATTTACTGATGAAATATTTTTTCTAGGCAGTTTTGTATATAAACTAGAATCATCTACTGATACTGGTTTTGTTTTTAAAATCTTTAAATCGTTAACAGTTAAAAGAGAACTTGGTAAAGAACCTTCATTTATACCAGATACTGTGCTGACTCCAGAAATTGTAATTGAAATATCATCTACACCAACTACTTTAGAAAAAACTGGATTTGAAAACTCTGGATTATTGAAAGAAATAACATCATTAATTTTTACCAAATTTCCTGGAAATGAGGGGTTTGTTGAAATAACTGTAGAAATTCCACCACTAGATCCACTAATAGTAGCAAATCCTACATTTATAGTAGAAGATAAAACAACATCCGAACTAAATGTATTTGCAAGTCCAACTGTTCCATAAACTGATTTTACATCAGATAAACTATATGATGTTATTGCTGTTGCAACTCTTCCATTTTCTATTCCATTTATAACCAAAGACTCATTCTTTATGAAATTCCCAGATTTTTCATATAAAACAATAGATTTTGAATCTATTACATTGTCTTTTAAAAATGCTGTAGCACCCGTTTTTGAACCTCTAATAAATGTAGGAGTAGAAAGAGTTACATTTTCATTTAAAGTGATCTCTGTAATGGTTTGAACATCAAAAAGAGATATTGCCCACTCATTCAAGTTTGGATTATCAGATTCATATGAACCAGACTCCAATCTAAAATCATATACTCTAGCAACTCCAATTTCTTTTCCTGGAGAATCAACCCGAGAATCGCCAACTCTTTCGTCTCTCAAACTTAAAACATATGTATTGCCAATTCCAGTTAAGGGAGTTCCATATGTTCTATTTGTTAACAAATTATATCCAGTACTATAATTTAATGCTTGATTTGATATTGTTTTTGTAGTTCTTGGTTTAGGAACATCCAAATAATTTGTCCCCGGAAGTTCAACCTCAAATCCTTTAACATAAGCTTTTCCCGGAGATATCTGATATAATGCCAAATCATCAGATGGTGTTGATCCTCCATATGTAAGTCTATCCGAAGAAAAAATACCGCCGTTCCCCAATCCATCATCGAGAGAATTTTTTACTGATACATTTATTGGATTTACATAATAATCTCCAGATTCATCATATGTTCTTCTCGCCAACTCATTAGCAAAAAGATTATATTCAGTATTTGTTACCGAAATAGTATTAATTTCTCCATTGATAATCCTTGCAATTTCTACAAATTCTGCATCTTGGGTATTATCTAAAGAAATTTTATCCAATCTTACTGTAATTTTAAGTCTATCGGCTCCAGGTGCAGCATAATTATTGAATCCGTTAGAATTATCATTTAAATTTTCATCTAAATCCGAATTAATTATTTCCTCCTTTACTCTAAATCCAACTTTATATGACGGATAAGAGTTATACTGATCTAATAAAATTGTTTCTGAATTTACTTGTATAAATCTTCCACGAATAAAATAAACTCCATCATTTATATTAAATGTTGACCCATATGTTGCAGAATCACTTTCAATTGTTGAAGCAAAAGGTTCGCCAGAAGAAATAATAGTTGTTCCAAGATTTTCTGTTGTAATATCCTCAGAACATGTCAATAATTCTCCATCAGAAAAAACTTTCTGTGAAGTTTGTGAGTTTGAATTTAAATATGTTATATAAAGTGTTAAAATACTTCTCTCAGAGTTTGTTGAAGAAAGGACAGAATCAACTCTCGCAGAAACTCCGGAAGTAAGTCCCGTAATAGTTTTATCGATCAAAAAATATGCATATAACTCTACAGATACTCCAAGATAAGTATTTTGTAGTTGTATTGCATCTTTCTTTTGAGTATAATTAACATTTCCGGGTATAACTTTAGAACCCTCTTTAAAAAAGTGTTGTCCAAAAGTTTCAACTTGATTTTGTAATATTGACTGTAAAGTTGTTAATTCTCTTGCCTGAACAGGATATCCTGGTTTAAAAAGAACTTGATAATAACCTTTGTCTTTTGCTCCAATTTCTGGTGCATTAAAATCATCAAAATATGGAGCAACATTTAAATTTGTAACCTGTGACATAGTTTTTTAGAATTGCAATATTACTTTAATGTCTTCCTTTTGATTCGTTGATCTTGTTATGGAAGGGCGATTATCAACATAAATGATTTCACCGGAATATTTTTTAACCTCTGGATTTGATATTCCATTAGTAAATGATTGTCCAAGGTAGTAAGTTCTATTATTTATCACGGTAGATATACCCGTAAATGATGTATCTATTCCCAAAGAAGTTGTTCCTTGAACGATATCTAAATTTCCAGTTCCTGTTGGAGAACTAGTAAATTTATTCAAATTATATCCATAAATTGGATTTGTTATTCCAATCCCAGCTCCAGGAGATGTTGTAAATCCTGCAAGAGTTCTATCTTGCCAATATTTTAGTACTCCGGTTATTGGATCGTAATTAACTACTCTTCCTGCAGCAGTAACTCCAGTTCCAATTTCTTGAGTAATTATTGCATCTGGAGTAAACTCTGTTGTACTTGATGCTGCTCCAATAAGTTTTAATGCATAGACAGCACTTGCTTTATCAATACTTAAATTTTGTATCGAATCATATGCTTTAGGATTTCTTATAATTCCAATCCTTGCAATCTGATTTCCAATTATAAAATCTGGATTTTCTACATCATTTTCAATTCTTGAATAAAGAAGTACATTTTTTGCACCCAATTCTTTGTAAATATCTGCACCATGTCCACCTTGAGGAGAAATGATAACATTGAATAAAGGATTTGTCGATCCTTGAGGAATGTTTGATGCATTTAAATCAATATTTCCATAAGTATAACCAGATCCTTGACTCGATATAATTACAGAGTCTACCTCTTGATCCGCATTAATAGTAACAGTACATTCTGCTCCATCACCATCACCTTTAATAGGAACTCTCGTATAAGTTCTATTTGCTGTTCCTACACCAACTCCTCTATTAGTGACGGTAACTATTTTTATAGATCCATCAACAGCATTGTCTCTTACTGCAGCATTTTCATCAGAAGTTTCCCAATTAGAAGGAACTGGCATAAAATCTACAGATTCAAACTTAGAAATCTCTGATGGTTTAATAGTATACAAATATTTCCAAATATATCCATCACCACTTGTTCCTGCTGCTTTTGGTTCCAAATCCACAAAAGTTGGTTCATCTAATGAAGGTAAACCTGTAGGATTTTCTGGAGTAGTTCCATTTTGTAAACAAATATAAACTCTATAATCACTATTAATTACAAAATAATTTGCAGAATATAAAGTCGTTGCCCCAGATCTTGCAGGATTTCTAATGCTGTAGTCGTGTCGATACATATCATACGTTGTTCCGGAATTCCAAAAACGCTTTGGAACAACTAATCTTATATCACTACTATTAATCTTTTTTAATGCAATTGCAGTATCCCAGTAATTATTTTCTTCGTCTAAATTATCGAGAGGGCTTGGTGGATTCTCATCCCAATCAGATTGATAATCCGAAGGATTTGGAAGTCCAATAAAAGAATAATAAGAATTTGAAGTAGTCGCTACACCAGCAACAAAATTCTTAGCATTCAATATTCTAATTTGATCAGTAATTATTGCAGCCATTGAGCAAAGTTTTTATTTATTTATAGGATGTAGTCTTGATATCTGAGTGGAATTTTTCTGTTCACAATAGATCCGGTTAAAATGCCAGTTATACCATTATTTAAATATGTATTATATTCTTTTTTATCGTCAACTTCTAATCTTGAAGAAAGTGATAATTTCCCCCAACTATATCTACCATAAAAACTACTAGTTCCTATACCAGTTAGTGAGTTATAATCGGAAATACTTACAGTTACCCTGGCAACATAAGTAATTCCAAATCCAACAACATCTGTTTGTCCAACTGAAACAGAAGAAACCTTATAAACATTATCTAAAAATTGCGTTCCAATACCTAAAACGGAATTGTCACTTTCCAAAGAAGTTACACCACTACCGATATTGGAATCGTATACAATAAAATAATAACCGGTTTGTATCCCGCTTAAAGTAGTAACTCCAACTACAGAAGAATCTCTTAAGAAAGAATCTTTTTCAATTGTTAAATCTAATATTAACCCGGTAGAAGCAATACCGACTGAAGTTGTTGCGATGCCAGTAATTATACCAAAATCTCCTTCATATGATTGAATTTTATTCGATTCCTTATTTGTTAATGGAGATTCAATTAGAACTACTGGTGAATTTGAAGTGGTATAACCAAGTCCAGAATTTATAATATCAATAGAAACGATACTTCCACCAGAAATAGTTGCAGAAGCTTCTGCAGTTACTGTAGCACCTACACCAATACCAGCAATACTAACCGTAGGTGTTGTAGTATATCCAACTCCACCATTGGATAAAACTATGGAAGAAATTGTTCCTGCAACACTTACAATAGCAGTAGCAGAAGCTGCAACTTTAGAGTCCTGAGAGATTAAAACAATATCTCTTTGGAAAGCAAAAGGATCTGAACCACCAGCATTAGTTTCATTTGTCGGATTAAAGAAAGGCCTTACGTTATCAACAAAAATTATTGTTTCACCAATACCAACGGATTTAATTAAATATGCTGATGGATTGATATTTGCTTCGTACAATTCTCTACTCTTTCCTACTATTTTAGAATCAACAAATACATCCTCAGTTTGTCTACACCAAGTTACTGGCCTTAATAAATCTGGATTATCAATATTGCCTGGGCCATAATATGGATTGGTAGATACAACATCTACACTGTCTATTCTAGTTACAAGTCTAGGATCTTCTTGCAAAGTTTCACTTTGTCCGAGAGTTGGTGAATGATTAATTGTTAAAGTATCTCCAACTTTTACAGTATCAAGAACTTCTCTCTCGATTACATCAATATCGCCAGATCCTCTATAGAAAATAACTTTGGAAGTATCACCCTCTTTAGGAGCTTCTGTAAATGTTAAGATGTTGCCACCATTAAATCTATAAGATTCTCCCGGAACTTGTAATATATCATTAATGAAAATTAATAATGTATGCTCAACATTTACATTTGAACCCGGTGATGCAAGAATAGAAACATTTTCTCCTGCTAATTTTAAAGAAAATGTTCTTCTATTTCCATTGAAAAATTCATCAAAATCATCAAGGATTTGTAAATCTCCAATAGTCCAACCAGAGAATTTATCATTAATAGTTCTTTCAATTGTCAACTCAAATGGAGCATAATCTGAAGTTGTAGGAATTCCAGAAACTCCACCAATTGGTAAAGTAAGTATTTGTCCTTGTCCGTAGGCATATCCAGTCGATTGAATTTCAAAATCAATTACACTCGATCCTTGTCCTACAACAACATTAATAGATGCTGATGTTCCTATACCCGGAGAAGAATTATCAGAATAAATTAATGGAATATTTGAATATGACAATGGATCATCAAAAATAACATATGGTGGATTTGACGAAGAATATCCAGATCCAGGATTAGTTATTGATACACTAACAATGTTTCCATTGCTTACAGTTGCAGTTCCAATAAAGTGAATATTTGGTATTCCTGTCGTTGATGTTGCAACTCCAACATTAACTGCTTGTATTTCTCTATAACCAGATCCACTATTACCAATACTAATAGATTGAATAGTTCCTGAAATTGAAACAACTGCAGTTCCTCCAGCGGATACAAGTGGTTGATAACCAAATCCTGCACTCGAACCAACAGAAACTATCATTCCACCTCTTGGAAAAGAAGATATGCCAACATCAGAACCTAAAGTTCTTGCAGAACCTACAAATTCAATATCAGTTTTTCCTCCAGATTCTGTTAAAACATAAGTATCTTCAAATCCTACATTTTGGAATATTTCATTTATTAATACAATTGCATTACTTGTAGTAATTCCAGTTATATCTGAGCCAGAAGATGTCAATGTAAATATACTTGATATTCCGGTAAATGAATCAGATATATCATCAAAAATATAATTTTTGTAATAAGGATCATTTGTTCCATTTATATCTCCAGATCGCATAAACATTCTTCCATGGAATTTCGAACTGGTAGAAATTCCAACCCAATCTCTTGAATCTGGTGGATTCGATGTTGTTGATAGTGGAATATTTCCATATGGAGCACTCACAAAGTTTAGTTTATTTCCAACAATATTATAATTTCCAGTAACTTTTGTAACCAAAGAACCTGTAGAGTATCCAGCATTGGTAGTTCCCATCCAAGATCTTCTTACTCGGATTGCATTGGTACTTCCTATTCCAACACCATCAATTCTTACAATTTCATCTCCAATTTTAACGAGATCGCCACCAAAGAAAGAAGTTATTCCAGTAAAGAAAAGTGTATCATCAAAAAATCTTGCTTCCCTCGCTAGTGATGTTGTTTGTGAAGTCGAAACGATAGGAGATTGAATATTATTGTCAATGGCAATTACAACTTTACTATTTTGATTTTTTGCAGTGAGAGTATGTGATGTTCCAATTCCAACATGTGTTATATCTAAAACTTCTGGTATTATTTTAAGCGCATTTTCTGCACTTGAAGAAAGCTTCAATGTTTTGTCATCAATTTTTACTGCATAAACAGTTGATGGAAGTTTATCTGTAGTTCCAATACCAGGAATTGTGGTTGTTGCAATTCCAATTGCCATTGTTGAACCATATCCAGCATGTGTATATGAAAGTTCTTCGCCAGTAACAAAGAAATGATTAGCAATTGTTATCTCATTTCTATTAATGTTTACAAAATTAGAATCATCTCCCAAGAAATTTCTTACAAAAACTGGATAATTTTGATGAGTTAAATCAAATTCTCTCTTAATATCACTATTTGTTCCAAAATATTCGGAGAAATCAGTTTCAATTATTGCATTATTCAAATCAATCTGTTCATTTATATTTTCATCATCGTATTGGAATGCATTCATATAAACCTTAACTTCAACATCAATATTTGGTAGTGGAGTGAATGTAAGATTTGTGTCAATTGGATGAGTATGATATGAACCGATAGTGCCCAATCCAGAATTAGTTTCTAAATTTCCAAATTCAGTTTGATACGTTAAAGATTCTGCATCATTTTCAAGAAGTAAAACTTCCGAAACTTGATGTCTATTATTAGTAATATCGGAAACTTGAACTATAAAATATGCGGCATCGTATGATTCATCAAATGTAGCAATATTATGTGCTATTGGAGATGTTGATGATGCAATAGAAGTTGAACTTCCTTCAATGCGAACATACTTCATCTGATATGTTCCAATTCCCGTAGAAGAAGTATCTCCAATTGATATATTAATAAGATTAACTGTAGCAGCTATTCCAGGATTTGGAGAAAAGTCAAGATTTATATTAGATCCGGAAATATATGCATTATATGTACCCAATCCCGAACTAACATATGAACTCGAACTGTTATCAAGACTAGAAAACTCTAGAAGAGAAACATCTACATTATTGTGGATCAAACTAATTTCATCATACTGGAACCTTCCATCAGGAGTTCCCATTTCAACCAAAATCTTAGAAGAAATATAAGTACTAGCAATTCCTACCAATGTCGTTGTGGTTCCTGTAGAAACAAGAATACTTGATGATGCAATACTAACAGGCCCAAAATGTGAACTTCCAACAGAAGTTAAAGTATCCTTCAAACTATATGAAATTGATGTTGTATCATAGTTATTAATTTCATATTTGTTTGGATAAAAGGAAAGAAGAATCTCTGTACCATCAAAAGAAACATCATAATCTCCCAAATTAGTTGGGCCATAAATTCCATATTGATTTAAATATGTGTTATTATTATTATCAATTAAAAATGATGCAATAGTTAACTGTCTTTCGTCAACATAAAATGCATCTCTTGTAAAAATAATATATTTTTGAGTTCTTATATTTGAGGCTGGAGATCTGTGTACTACAGAATATCTTGTTGGCCTTGGATTACTATTAAATTGATCACTAATATCATCAAAAAGTAACACTCTATTTCCAAAAGACTCAAAATAATCAGTTAAAATTGCACTATTAAAAATTATTTTATCAGATACTAAATTAGAATTTATATTAAGAGCATTTTCTGATACTAAATCAAAATTGTAAATACAATTTACATCAATAACACCAATCAAATCAATTTTGAGATCTAAATCAGTTAAATCTGTGGTAATTCCAACAACCATTGAAGTTGGATTAGATGCTTTAGATTCTAATTGAAAATCAGAAAACTTCTTAAATCCTGCAGTATGGTTTAAGTTGCTTACAATATCATTCCAACTGTCAAAATCTACATTTGATTTTAAAGAATATGAGAAGTTTTGATAGTAAAAACTATCTTGTAATCTTTGTTTATTGTCATTTAAAACTCCTGCATCATATGCCCATCCTCCAATAACTCTGGAAAAAGAATCTAATTTATATGTTGAATTGTTTATGTTAAATGGAGATGATTTTGTAATTAGTGCTTGAGAATCTGAAGATCTACCTAACAAAATCTTTCCTACTTCAAAATCATCAACAGTTTCAACTATTGATTTTTCTGTTATTGGATTAAACTTAAATAGCTTTCCTGAAGAAACACGATCTAAAGTTTCTACTTGCTCTCCCTCATAAAAAATATTCTTTGTGAGTATTGATTTAAAGGTTGGAAAATATTTTTCCGGTATTACTCTTCCCGCAGATTCTAAGGAATCAAAAGTGCCAGGACTTTCACCTTCTAACAAAGATTCTGACAGATTATAAGTAATTGTAGCTGTTAATCCACCATAATCTGGACTTATACCAGTAAGTGTAAATAGTTCATAGTTATAGTTTTCGGAATTATATCCTCTATATTCGGAATCAGTTTCTGAAATACTGATATTTTCTATTAAAATTTTATCATTTACTGCGAATGGAAATCCACCAACCGTTGTAAATCCAACAGATAAACTTACAGTAACATCTTTAGTTACAGAATCATAAGAAATGGATGAAATTCCTACACCGTTACAATTTTTGACTGGTATAATAGTCGGTTCTAGTTCAAATAAACCTTTGGTATTTTTTAAAATATCAACAGTATCATCTTCAATATTATAACGAAGATCGACATCTGTTATTTGTTCTCCAGTTTTTCCATCTATGACTACTAATTCTGGCGCAACAACATATCCTATACCAGTAGAAGTGACACCAATCGATTCAAATGAGGATAATGGTTGCAAATCTAAAACTTCTGCGATTTTAACACTAGGCCTTAAGGTAAAATCTGTTGGATAATCAAAACCAATATTTTCTATTTTTATCTTTTTAATTAATCCAATAGAAGAACTCTCTGGATTCAAAATTGCACCACTTCCTTCTAAAGTTCTTATTGAAGAAACTCCTGGAATAATATCAAATCCATATCCACTATTTAAAATATCTATTTTTTCTATAGATCCTTTTGCACTTAATGAATTAGTACTATAAGATATAATTGCATTTTCAGAAGTATAACTGTCTTTTTCTGGATAATCTTCAATATTATATGTAAAAGTATTATTTGATGCAATTAAAATTTTATATTCTCCATTATAATTACTATTTTTCACAAAAATAGTATTATTTTCGTAAATATTTTCATCAATTACTATTTCTTTCTTTTCATCTGGAATAGAAGAAATATTTACTGGAGATAATTTGTAATAAAGTACATTTGGGGTATTATCATTTATAATAACTTCCAACTTTGCATCTGTAGTAACTCCAATAATCCCTGTTTTTTGAACAATAAGATTTTTATCTTCAATGTTATTGTAAATATTTGTAAAATTTTTATCAACAAATAAATTTATATCAAAAGATGGTATACTAGATCCCAAAGAAATATGAGATAATGAGTGATCAGTTAGATCAAAAACTAGTTTTGAATTTCTATGTATACTAATTGGTGGATTTATTAAAGATAATTTTCCATCAGAAGAACTTGTTATATTAACGACTAAAGGCCTGTCACTTAAAGAATCATAAAAACTATTTGTTAACTTAATTCTATCATTGTCAACAACATAAACATAATAAATTTTGTTGGTTTCTAACCCACCTGAAGGTAAATTTGAAGTATAAAGTACAACTTGTCCAGATTCTAGTCCATGTTGTGAAATATAAATTTCATTTAAATTTATATCTACATCAGAAGATGTAAATTCTCTTTCTCCAATTAATACTCTTCTACTATAATCATTATATTTTACTGAGAAAGTTTTTGCTATAGAAGGATTTACATTGATATCTATTGAATTATAGTTTAACAATCCATGAGTTTCTGCAGTAGAAACCGTGACTAAATTTTTATCAATTCTGCCAGATAAAATTTCTGGAAAGTTTGTTTTGAAGCTATGATAAACTCCTGTTCCAAATCCAGAAAGATATAATGTACTCTGATTCCTTGTTGTTGAAGATACCCCAACGATTGTGCCTGTTGATCCAATTCCAACCTTTACTGTCGAAATTCCAATTAAATTCTTATCAATAGCATGAATGTAAACTATCGAATTATTTGGAAGACTTGATGTAGTTATTCCATCATTGGAAATGATAATAGAATCTCCACCATTAGAATTGTAAGTTACAGAATCTCCCGTCTTTAATTTGTGATCTGGAATATAAATGCTCTTTGTAGGAATAAAAATTTGAGTTATACCTGCACCCGGATTTGAAAATACTAATGTTGATCCAATTCCAACACCAAAAGAAGATCCTATTCCAAGAGATTCGCTTGGATTAAAATACAATTCTCTATTTAATAGATTTGAAAAATATGTACTATATCCAGCATTTATAGAAAATTTTCTAGGATTTTCTAAAAGTAAAGTACCTGCAGTATGTGATGTTCCGACTGTTCCATCATATTCTCTTAAAACTCTAATTCTTGATGACTTTTCGTCAACATTTAATACTTTTATTTTTTCATTTTCTATGGATAAAATATCATTTTCTCTTATACTTAAGAAATCTAGAGGGCCAGTAACTGGGATATAAGTAATAATTCCTGTAGTTGTTGCAGAAGAAATTCCAACAGAAGTTGTTCCCAATCCAGTAATTGAAAATCTATTTGTCGTAATACCTATTTTGTAAAATCCTTCTAAAAATGAAGATGTAGTATTTAACCCGGATATTTTAACGGTATCAAAATCGTTTAAAGAATGTGGAAAAGAAGAAAATCCTATAATTCTTCCATTACCACCAAGAGGATAAAATTGAATATCAATAATGCTTGTAGATGAAACACTTACAGAGCTTACAGATTTTCCAGTAATTCTAGATACTCTTCCAGAAAACCCTCTACCACTACTAGTATCATCTAAAATAATATCATCATTTACTTTATAATTTGTTCCGCCAGTTTCAATTCCAATATTCTCTATCACACCAATTTGTGTAGTAACTACTTTTGATGTTTGTTCTTTTAATTTATTTGGAAATAATACATAATCATAATAACTATTTCTCTTTGTGAAATTGTACGGATAAGTATTTCTAAGCCACTTTCCATCGTTTAAATTAAACTGATCCTGATTTGAGCCAGGATTAAAGTTAAATGAATTTGGTTTTGATTGATAATTTTTTCCAATTAGATATGGAAAAATTGGCAGTCTTCTCTTGACAAAAATTCCATCACTTTCTATTTCATCATCAAATGTTGCAAAGTATGCATAAGTCCCATTTGGAAAATCTGGTGTTTTACAAAATCTTCCATTATTTTCATCTAAGAATGCATTATCGTTTGATGGTACATAAATATAGTCTTCAATAAAAAAACCGTCAGGAAATTCTGGAGGCCTGCCAGAATCTGGAGAAAGAACATAACTAGATTTCATTCTTGCGATAGATCCACCAGTTTTGGAAGAATATCCATAAGGGCCGTAAATTGGATTTCCATCATATGCCCAACCAATAATTGGTGAATGATATTCTGAAGATATTTCATTTCCAGCAGAATCTACTTTAAGATCTGGTTCTTGATATAGACTGTTACCCAAAGAATCTATAGAATATGACGTTCTCCTTAATCCTCTTGGTGCATATATGTGACAGTATTCTAATCCATAATTATTATTAATTCCATCGACAATAATACCATCGTCATCATTTAAAATATTTAAATATCTTTGAAATAAATTTATATTCCAAGATTTTATATTTGTTATAAACTTTGAACCAGATCCAGAAGAAGTTGCACTTATTCTCGTAGAATATTGATTATATCCTGCACCTGGACTTACAATTTTCACTGAAGTTACTCTGCCGTTTGTTAAAATGGATGTTAACTTTGCTCCATCTCCATCACCAGTCACAACCAATTCTGGAGGTGATGTATATGAATATCCACCATTATCAATTAAAACTTCAGAAATTCTTCCACCAACAATGATTGGTGTGAAAGATGCTCCAAATCCACTGTCAACTTCAATTAAAGGTTCTTTCTTGTAGTTTATAATTGAAGAACCATATCCCGTTCCATTATTTGAAAGATGAACAGATGTTATTTCTCCTCTAAAAATTGGTTGAACTTTGCACTTAAAGTCATCATCAGAAACAGAAGCAATTCCAATATTACCAATAACTTGTATTGAAATTTCTGGATAATTGAATAAATGCGTTCCAATTCCAGAACTTGTGATGTTTACATATTGTTTTGTTCTATAAAAGAATTCTGGATCGCTAGTTGTCAATCCAACATTTGATACATGAAAACCATTTTCATCTACTGATGTCACATAATATTGTGATGTGGTTGATAGTCCAGAAGCAGCAGTTCCATCAACATTGTAGGTTATAATTTCCCCAGATTTGTAACCATGATCTTTAATTTCAATCAAATTTAGTGCAGTATTGATTCCAGCAGAAGGACATGTTCTAAGTTTATTCTCATATCCTTCCCCAGAATTTGTAACTACAATAGAACTTATAACTTTTTTCTTATTTACTGATTCAAAAGTGTGATTTCCAGTTCCATAGTCCAATAAGAAAATGGTATTGATTCCAGAAACTGAGTCACTATATGTTTTGTGTAACTTAATCGTTGAAGTGTTTTGAACTGAAACATAATAATTAGAATCTGTAGATAAACCAGAAATTCCTCTCTCCGAAGAAGTTTTATAAATTACCTGCTCATTATTTCTAAATTTGTGATAAGTAGTAAATCCAATTGTATTGTTTGTAATATCTACCAGAGCAGATCTCTCTTCACTATTAAAAGATACTTCATGGACAGTATCAGTCAATACTGCTTCGGCAATCGCATTAGAACCATTTCCGCCGATAATTCTAACAACAGGAGTATCAACATAATCAAATCCAGAATCAATAATTTTTATTTCTTTTAGATTTCCTTTTACCGATACATATCCAGTAGCACCAGTTCCAATCGAATCTTTAATTAATAATTGTGGAGTATTGACTATATCGTAATCTTCACCACCGGCAATAACATCGATATTTTCAATATTTCCATAGTAAATAAAATCTCTAGATTTATAATTTAAAATTTCTACGCCATTAATCAAGATACCAGTTTGTCCAGGTAAAGTTGGATATATTTTTCCGTCATTTACGGGAGGTGATATCTCTCTTAAAATCTTTTGATTTGCAAGAGTTTTGTCTTTAAATCTAAGTAATTCTATTTTATTATCAGAGACTTCTTTGTCTGAACTTAATTCTACAAAGATACCATTAAAAATATTAGATCTACTTCTAGCTAATTTTATATTATTAGAATCTACTCTAAAAACATAATAAATTCCCTCATCAAATAAGGAACTGACAACAGTATCTTGATTTATTTTTTGTGGAGTATAGTAAACTTCATCTCCAGTATAAAATCCATGATCAGTTGTTGATGTTATTCTTATAGTGTCTCCTTCTGGAAATTCACCACTCAGAGTATATGAAAGAATTCTTGTATTGATTGGTTTTGAATTTTGACTGGAATCACTATAAACAGGAATAGAACTAGAAGATACTAAAGTTTTTTCTTTCAGATTATATACATTTTGAACATTAGCATCAATATTATTAATATTATATAATGAGGAAGAAGCTTTTAGTCTTTTTCTTTTGAAGGTAAAATTAGCATTTAGATTTAAATTTATGTCGCCTTCGCAATCAAATACTTTTTCATTTAAAATATTTGTAATTTTAAAGTTATCAAAAACAGATCCATCAGATCCTTGAATTTCTATTTTATCTCCAATTCTGACTAAATGTGGATCGAATAAAGTAACTCTATAATTTTTTGGTAATCTAAACTCTATGTTTTCAATTTCTTGAGATGATGATGTATTGAAATACCAATTATTAGATTTTTTATCTTTTGATTCAACGCCTAAAGTTTTTATTCTGATCTTTTCTCCCGGTAAGTGATATAGTGGTTCTTCTTCTACATTTAATGAATTTAAAACTGATCTTATTTTAACTCTTACTTGATTTGAAGTATCTACACCAACATATGCATATGCAAAAGTATTTACGTCAATTGGAGTATTATCTGGTATGACAAAAGAAACTCCAGAACATCCAATAAACTGCGTAAGTGTTTTTGAAGTGTAAGAAATTACGCCAGATTGTTCATTTGGATATGTTACTGATAATTCACCACTGTTAGGAAACCCTAAAGTTGAATCAACATCAATGTAAGTTTGTCCTATTGAAACGTTTCCAATTATTTTCGTTTTTGAATGTATAGAAAATGTTCCATAAACTGCACCATTAACTATGATATCTCTATCATATCCAGAGTCTAAACTTACTCTGTAGTAACTTATGGAACTAATTCCTGCATTTACTTTTTCAACCTTAGTTACAGGAGCATATGCTTTATTAATATCACCATATTGATCTTGGAATAAAGTTAAATTTTCTAAATCCAAAGGATTGCCAGAAACACTCTCTACAACTAAATCGTTTGTGATTCTGTATCCAGCATCTGAAGGCCTGAAAAGAAAATCTCTTGGTTTTATAATTTCAACATCAGATCCATATAAAGATCTAAAAAGAATTTTAAAAGACTGATCTGTTCCCTTTGTCGAATAAAAATCTTTTGACTGCTTAATGAATATATTTTGATTCAACTCAGATTGATCTGGATTTGGATCTCCCGGAAATCTTTCTATTGATTTAATTGCAAAATCTCTATTTTCAAATCCAGGAAGGAAAAGTTTTTTTGTTTTCTTTAGGAATTCATTTAAAAAAGAAATACTCAAATTTTCAATAGTATCTCCAGAAGAATGTTCTTGCGCTTCTGTAGATTCAAATACTAAATTTTCTGGATTTGTATTATTTTGATAAGAAGAAACACCAGAAAATCCTCTGATGCATCCAATAAATGAAAAACGATTTTTACTAGTATATGTAATTATTTCATCATTTATTTTTAAAAGTCCATAAGAATCTGGAAATCCATCTGTTGTTGCAGAAGGATTGATGGTTATAGTTGTATCATCAAATGATATATTAGAATTTAATCTGACAGATTTATTTAAACCAGTTGTCTCATTTAATTTTATATACTTATCAATATTTTGAATTAAATCGGTGGGAGCTCCTTGATATTCCTGAGAAATGTAATACTGCGATAAAAATTCTGCAACAAGAGGAAACTCCTCTCTTACATAAGCAGGAAGTTGATTTTTGACAATCTGATTAAATGAAACTCTCTTTTCTGTCATTTTGTTATGATCTTACTAAATTCCCGTTGGTGTAACTTGATGAGACTGTATAATTTGATGCGGAAAAATCAACTCCAGATGAAATTGAATCCGGTACCATTTCAAAATTACTCTTACTTATATCTAGTTGCAAATATAAATCCTGTTTTCCGAGTACATCATTTGATTTTGGAATAGAAGATATTTCTATAATTGGAATTCCATCCTTGTTTTTTGCAGATACAATATTAATTGGATTTAAAGTTATTTCACCTGTTTTATAATTAATCGTTCCTACATTTTCCCTCACAACTGCAAAATCCTTCGATGCTTTTGTTGTGACAGTAAAAAGAAAAATTGATCCCGTTTCCGAATCAATACTCGTAGTAGAATCACCGAGATAAAGATCGGTATTAATACCATTGATTCTAAAAGAAGTTGTCTTAATATTAAATCGAGTTGACTTTTTATGGAATTCGTTTCCAAATCCAATTTTATATTCGGTAAATGCATTAAGAACAACTCTCAAATCTCTTCTCATTTGTAAAGTTGTAATATTTGAAGTGATTGAATCATCACTCATATCAATAATATTCAAAAACTTACTGTATTTAAATTTTGCGCCATATCTATTGAGTTCACTAGATTCCGAATACTTTTGAATATTTGTATTTACAATATTAGAAACATATGAAGAACTGGGAGCTAAATTTGTGTTATAGTATATTTTTGAATTTACCTCAACATACAAATACTTCAAATCTAAAATTTCAGGAACAATTCCCGCAACAGCATATTTCTTAAGTTTATTTTTGATATTTTCTTTAATTAAGTTTGGTATAAAATCACCATTTCTTGGTTTTATACTAATAAAAACTTTTCCATATTGTGGTGGTGATAAATCTTCTCCGCCAAATACTGTAAGCGATTCTGCTTCTGGATAAATGCGAGATGGTATTAATGCTTGATAATCACTTACGGTTAATGCTCTGTTATAAGAAGAATACACTCTTGGTGCATATTTCTTAATAGATTCTACAGATTCTATAACATCACCACCAGATGAAATCGTATTAGTGGTTATCAGAGAAATTCCAGATGCGATATTTGTTTCATCATTATTTCTAGTAAAAGACAATCTTCCATTAAAAAGGAATTGACTTATTCCGTTTGCAGAATCTCCATTACATGTAATATATTCTATTTCTACAACATCACCATTATCTAATTTTCTTCCAAAAATACCATCAGGAAAAAGTATTTCATATCTTTCATTCTCAATTTCTTGAAGAAAATATACTCTTGATTCCGAATTTAAATCAAACAAATCATCTTTAAGTTGATATTTTGTTCTTGTAGTTCCACGTTCTAAAACAAAAACATTAATAAGTCGAGTATCAATACCAGAGTTTGGTAAAATGAATCTTTGATTTGGATTAAATGAATTTACTGTGAAAGTTGTTGTTAATAAATTTCCTTCATAAATTGGTATCTCATCAAATGATGCAATGTTATCAAATACTGGAACAGTGATATCATTTAAAGTTGAAAAGACAAAAGAAGTATTTGCAAATGTTCCAGATGATGATGCAACAGGGCCTTTCTTAAGAGTAATTGAAGATGGTGTTGTATTACTATCGGTGACATCAACAAAGAAAGATATGGTTGCTTCTGATGCCCTTCTTGATTTTGGTATATATCCAATATTTCTTGCCAGTGCAACGACATTCTCTCTCAATGTCGCACTATCGATGAATACCTCATTTGATACCATATTGGCATTATATGAGGTAATATATGTATTATATGCCAGTACATCAATGATTGATGAAAGATTAGATCCTTCAAAATCATAATCAGTAAAATTTGAATTACTTCTCAAGTAATCAATAATACTTGTTTTAATCTGATCGAAATCCAGATTACTAAAATTTAAAAGAGGCATTTACCTAGTTGGTTGTAATACAAATTCTAATTGTTGTGCAGGAACATCAGCTCCTATAATTTGATATATAATTTTTACATCAAAAGTATTATTATCGTAATCTGGAAAAGATTCCACATCAATTAAATCAACTCTTGGTTCATAGTTTTCAATTGATTGTCGAATTTCATCAGTAATAATAGATGCAGAAATATCATCTACATTTTCAAATAAAGTTCTAGAAATTCTAGATCCAAAATTTTCATCAAAAAACTTTTCGCCAGGAAGAGTGAAAACAATATTTCTGATAGAACGAGCAATCGCATTTTCATTCTTAAGGGCAATCAAATCATTACTCAGAGGATTTCTCTGAAATGTCATACTAATATCTTTAAATCCTTGACTTACCCTTTCTAAAGGCATGAAATATTATAATTCTGTCTTATTTATTCCTGTTCTTTTGCAGTTTTCCAAAAGTAATCTTCTTGATTTCCAAGTCCCATCTGATCATATCCATTTTCAACCTGATAGTATTTTGTTGATACTTTAAAGTCAGGTTTCTTTGGTTCTTTTGGAGTTAAACTATTATCATAAATTCGAATTCGATTATTTGGATATAATGCATATTGTCCATTATTTAATTCAATTAAATTATGTGATTTATGTTCTGAAGGATTTTCACTTGTTGCATAATCAATGATATCTGGATCATGATGATAATTGTCTATAGTACACACGTAGGTGCCTCTCTGTGCGCCGAAATCGCGTGTATGGCACTCATAGTCCATTGAACCGATAAATTGCTTTTGAACGGTTACAACACCATAATCCATGCAGTTCCAGAACTGTAAATTATTTAATGGAATATCAGGATCTGGTTTTTGTGGACGACTTAAAAATGCACTAATAGGTAACTTATCATACATTGCTGCATATTCTGGTAAATAAGTTTCAAAATAAAATGCACGTCCAGGTATTGATTTAACTGATACCCAAACACCTTTTACAAATTCACCATGTCCACTTTGATGATCTTTTAAATATTCTTTTCTTACCCATACTTCTTGAGATGGTAAATTAGAAATTAAACAAGACATAGTAATTCATATCTTCTTATTATTAGTTATAAAAAAAAGAGGATACCGAAGTATCCTCTCATTCTTATCCTTTTCCTTGTCCTCGATATGCTTTCTTTCTTCCATTACGAGAAGTTGGCGAAAGAAGCGTTCTAGACGAGCGGCCTTGCCGAGTCTTTTTAGGTTTCCCAGCTTCAAAGGTATTATTCTTCAGTGCCATAAATACTGTCCTCTATTTCAATAAGATTTGGATCAATTTCTTCACCATTATCAAAACGTTCAGAAAGTTCTTGAAGAACCTCTCTACATTGTTTTGAAGAGAGGTTCACATAAATTCTCCGTCCATTATAAATGATATCGGTGTATTTTTCTTTCATCAAATAATGCGAGTTTTTTCATGTCCGACACGAATGCGAGGATCGCACCAAATGTCAAAACCTGCTTCTTTTGCATCAAGACAGAAAGAAACATCCTCTCCGCACATATCTTGAACACTACCACTTTCAAAAACTTGCATCTTTGGTGCAAACCAAGGATACTCAAGATTTTCAAATACACCCTTCTTAATCAGTACCCAACCAAAACCGGTATAATCTACAGTGAAAGGTTTCTTTCGTTTTGAAATTGATTCAACAGTTTCATGATTCATGACTCCGCCATTCTTACGGAAATCATCTTCTTCTAACCAATGTGCAACTGATGTTGTACGTCCATCTTCAGTTGCATACCAACCAGAAACAACTTCACGTTCTGTACCATCTTCAGAAATAGCAAGATCACAAAGTTGCCAAAACTTGTTTGAATCAAAAACAATATCACTATCAATCCAAAGTTGATAATCATATTCAAGTTTACCATCCCATGGAATTTGCTTTGGCCCACGAAGTACATTTGCACCAAGACATTTGCATCGTGCAAAATTAACCATTGATGAATAATCTTGACTAATCTGAATACTCATTCCATTTTGTACCATATCAAAGCAAAGTTGTACAAATGCTTTGAGGAAAATAAAAGAGCATCCACGACCAGGAAGGCAGAATACAATACTCTTACCTCTCATTCGTTCTTTAATCGCTTCAATATCCCAATCTTCTGCTTTTTTCTTTGGTGCAGAAGTTTTTACAGTAAATCCTTTTGCCATAAGTTTTGAAGTAACTTCACTATCAGTTTAACAGTTTATATATCTCTTGTCAATATGATGGAGAACCTAAATTATTTTCTACTAACAACGTAAGTTCCTCATATGATAAATCCTCAGCAGTATAATCAGTTTTCATTAAACCAACCATACTATTGAGTTGTTTCCATGTATTCTTAAATTCTTCTTCCTTTAATGAAGAAAATAAACATCTATCCTTTGCATAAATGTGATAAACCTTTTCCATATGAAAAATTTCTCCGGAATTTTTTGCAGTAATGTCAATTCATTACTGCATTATATATCATAATTAATAAAAATCCAAGTGTGGTAAACATCACTCGACTTATTTGTTTTGGATATCGTATTAACCATCCAACTAATACAACTTTCCAAAAGTTCCAATAAGGTGCTCGTTTCATTTCTTCTTTCTTTTTCGTGCGGCATTCTTTTGAGCACATGTCCTACCTTGTCCTTTTGATTTGTTCTTATTAGGACGACTCACACCGTTCTTATGAATCCATCTGAACATTGAAAAATACCTCCGGAAAATTTTTTTATATGTGATATTGATCGCTCGATTTGTCACCTCTGTAGGTTAGGGTAGTTAGCTATTTTTATATACGCAACGCCGCCACCACGATATCAACCACAACCGCAAAACACTGTCATCACGGTGTTACATAAGTCTAGCAAATAAGGGGAGAACTGTCAAGAACTCCCCGTGAGATAGTATCAATCAGAAGAGGATATCTGCAATCTCATTGATAGTTTGTTCGGACTGAATATCCTCTGCGATAACATTCAGAATCTCAAGAATTTCAGAACCAGTGTTACCTTGACGAAGCATACCAAGAGCAATAGACTTGGACATAATTAGGAAGAAAAGTGAAGTGAACTGTGAGTGCCTAGTTTAGACTCAGTGCGACAGGAGTGAGTGATGATCAACCGTAACAATAGTCGTTGATCCATTTACCTACAGAATCACACTTTCTGAGGCGAAGCATATCAAACGGATGACAGGGTTTGCTATACACTTGACCCGTATGAGTTTTGATCAATGCAACCCCATGAAGTGGCGACAGGATCAAGTTCTCAACAGTCTTGCAATCACTGCAGTCGATGTTAATAAAGACGGGCAGATGATCAGCAAGAAAGTTAGCGAAAGAAGCGTAGATTCTCAGGAACATGATGATGAAGAAGTGAACGAGTGAGTGTTACTTAAGATCAGATATCAAACACATCGCTATTCAGTTGGATCACATTTACCTTAGGATCAGCAAACTTTACACCGTCCTTAGTTTCACGCACACCATAATCTTCATAGAGACGATTCACAAGGGTTTCATAATCACCACACTCCATAGCAAGGTGATACAAACGCTCCTCATTGTTGATCCAGAGAGCAACATTCCAGGTCTCATAATTCTCCCAACCATTGTAGCTGGTGTCGAGAGCATTACGTTGGAAAGTGGCAGTCATGTGTCGATGTGTTGTCCTTACACTACTGAGACACTTTAGAGGTGAGTAACTTTAATTCCTTACTGATTAGAACTCTTATATTACTACCTGTGGAAAAAAAGTTTTCCACAGTGTATCTCCCCTCTTGGAGTTCGTGTTACCTGTGGAATAAAAGTTTTCCACAAGTTATCTACCATCTCACAGGATTTGACAGATCTTCAATGTATGCTTCACACCTCTCATTACCTTGCAATTCGAATAACTCTTCCCACTTAATTTGATGAGGATTAAAGTCATCCAAAGCATCAATCTCTAAAGTGATACGATACTTACTCTTCTGTGCTGAATGATAGATAGCAGGCATAGATCCTCGAAGAATGGTGAATGTTAATAGTATAGGACTGCGGAGGCAATCTGTCAATCTGTTGTGGGTATTTATTCGGAAGTCTTATCATTTTTTTGCAAATGTCAGGAAATACTTATCGGCGGGTTCTTGACATTTCGGGGAAGTGCTGATAGACTGCGGGCTTAGATCACTACTCTATGAGACATTTAGAGAGTATCAATCACTACTCTATGAGACATTTATCAGGACATAAGTATCAGGTATCAGGTACATTTAGAGAGGCATAAAGTAACTGCAAAGGTACTACGAAGACACTGTAGATACACTCCACAGTAACTCTAACTGTGGAAAACATTGTGGAAAACAAAAAGGATAAAATGATTTAAAAAAGCTTTTTTAATTGTTTTTTGATTAAAAGCATAAAAAAAGAGAGGTTTTTTACCTCTCTTTTGTGTTATTCATGCAAGAAGAAGTTCATTAGAGAGAGAACCTAATCGCATTGAATTACGGAACTCAGTGATAAAGAACTCAGTACCATTGTAGAGACGAATGAACCATTTGTAGTTCTTTTGGAATACACTTTCTCCTGCAATTCCGTGTTCAGAAAGAATAGCATTAAGGCGAGACTTTGTTGTATTTGATTGATAACCACCATCATAGAGTTTGATGAAGTTATCACCTACCTCTGCAATTTTGTTACCGTGAAGATAAACAATAGAGAGGTTAGTTTCAGGATCAAAAGTAACAGCAGTATTTGCAGATTGCCAATTCTTGTTGTTAGAAATGGCATTATTCATTTGAGTTTCGATCTTTCGCATTGTGGTGAATTGCTTTCTACACTACTAGGACACTTTAGAGGTGAGTAATTTTAATTCATCAGAATGTGACGATAGTTAAAGTGTGAAACTAACCAACCAGTTTCTGATGTAATCTCTTCACAGATAAGGTATTCAAACTCTGCAATGTCTGCATCTGGGTTACAATCAATCTCAAAGATTTGCCCTTCAATGTCTTCTTCAAGAGTGGTAATTTCTTGTGGTGAAAGTTGTTCAATTCCATCATCTGTGGTATCAAACTTAACATCGTAAACTTGAATAGTAGGCATCAGAATTGTGGTAAAGTAACAGCAAAGAAAGTGTAACAAATGGCAGCAATAATGACTGCTAAGTTAGTGAAACTCATTTAAGGGAAAGATTGATAAGTTGTTGAATCAGATTCTTGCGAGCAATCTTCTTACCGTTAATCTTGTAAAGATA